TTTAAAAGTCTTATTTTAAACTTCACTTTTTTAATTAACTCATCTAACTTATCTAATTTTTGAAATTGTTGGCTTCTTACTTTAGAGTTCATATAGTACATTGAGTTAATTATTCTTAAGGTTTTTCTTCTTTCTAATTCCAAATACGACAACTCTTCAATTAAGTCGTTATTCTTCATAGTTTTATCATAACACAATTTGACTATAAAAGTAAACTATGGTAAGATTTTTTTAGATAGTGGGGGAACATTATGATAAGAAATTCAAAAGAAAACAAAGAACTAAATGCAAGTAATCAAGAGATAAAAAAACAAAATCAAAATAATTTAAGAATTTTGGAAGAATTTTATACTACTGGTAAAGTAGAAGAAATGTTAACTGCAATAGAAGAAAAGAAAAAAGAGTTAATTAAAGATATGGTTAACTATGCAGACACACATAGAATACCTTGTAAATGGGACGAAGAGGGAAACCCAACTGCTTACAAACTTAATATGAACCCATTAGTAATTAACAATTATTATTTTAAGTCTATTGTACCTGTTGGAAGTAAAGAACCTATGTATAATGCAGAAAAACTTGCTATGGTGTGGGACTATTATTGTGACTTAGTAGCGGGTGTTAATGAACATATTGGGTATTTTCCTAGTTCATTAACTTCATTTTGTAAACTTGCTGGTCTTACATTATCTACACTTAAATCTTATAAAAATAGTAATGATTTGAGTATGAGAATTATAGCAGAGAAGATATATGACCAAATAGGAGACGATAATATTACTATGGCTCAATTAGATATGGTTAAAGAGCGTTCAACTATATTCAAAATGAAGTCACAAAACGAAATGGTAGAAAAACAACAGCCAAATGTAAATATCAATATAACAGAAAAACCAGATATGGAAAAAATAGAAGAAAGAATTAACAAGTATAAAGCATTTGCTATTAAAAAGGAGGCAAAGAATGGAAGAACAAGAACTAAGCGATAAAGACCTCCATAATACAATAGATAAAATGCTTTCTATTCTTGAAAATAATTTTAGATATAGTTATGGAAAGAAAATAACTTATGAAGAAATTTTTGATATGATAAAAGATTTATATGTCTTATTTACTAATTATGAACATAATACAAAGGAATGTGGCAAATTAGTAATCAAAAGATATATACCACTTTTAGATTTATTAGTAACAATAGATAATAATTATCAACATTTAGCAGAATATAACAAGATACTTAAATATGCCTATAAACTAGGTGCTAGAATTAGTTTAGAACACTATATGGTATATCGCGAATGGGACGAAACAGAAAAGTTTTTTGAACCAAGATATAAAATAATGCAAGGGTATATACATTATCTTGAAGAAATAGAATTAAACCCTAAATTTGAACTCTTAATAGCCAATATGCCAAGTGGTTATGGTAAAACATACCCAGAAAAAATAAGTGAGGCTTGGGGTTTTGGAATAGATGATACAGGTGCAATATTATCACTTTGTTCAAACGATAGTGTTGTTAAAGGCGGTAGTAGAACCGTTATAAATGAGATTAAAAGTCAGTGCTTTGGAGAAGTATTCCCAAAACTAAAATATGATGAAAAAGACAAAAACTTTTTCTTAAAGGAAACTGACGGAGAGTGGAAACTTAAGAATTGTAAACTAATGGCTAGTTATAATGCCACTACTACAAGTTCAAATGTAGTAGGACAACGTGCTAGTAAGAGAATACACATAGATGACTTATACCCAGATTATAAAGAGGCTATGAGAAAAGAAACTAATGACCAGTTTTATAATGACTTTCAAACTGTATGGAAAAAAAGATTTGTACAAGAAGCAAAATATCACAAGATAGTTGTAACTGGAACACTATGGTCTAGTGATGATTTTATAGCAAGACTTATTGCTTGGGTTAAGTCTCGTAAGAAGTTTATTAAACACCCTAAATACCCTTATACATTTATAAGTGAAGACGGTACTACTGCAATAGTACAAGTACCTGCTCTTGATTATGAAACTGGAGAAAGTGTGTGCCCAGAATTGAGAAGTACTGAAAAAGTACTTGAAGATAAAGAGGCAATAGAAGATTATTTGTTTCAAACAAACTTTCAACAAATACCTACTGACCCAGAAAGTTTATTTTTCAGTTACCATAGGCTTAAAACTTATGAAACTATACCACCAACAGATTATGTTGGTACTTATGCAGTAATAGACGCTACCAGAAAAAGTGGCAAAGACTTCTTTGCTATGCCAATATTTAGCAAAATACCTAATGGAGATATTGTAGAGTATTATTTAAAAGACTGTATATTCACTAGGGAAGCAACGAAAGATATGTATGACGCTATTGTAGAAAAAATAATAGAAAACCATATAATTCATTTAGTAATAGAGAGTAATGTTACAAGTGAGTTAATAAAGGCTTTAAATGATAGATTAAGAGTATTAGGAATTACTTATTGTGAAATATTTGAAAAATATAACACTGTTCCTAAGCCAGTAAGAATTGAAACCGAAAAAGGTGTTATTAAGAAACAACTAGTATTTCCTAGAAAAGGAATGTTTGGTGTAAATACTGATATGGGTAAGTTTATGGACAATTTAACTGTATATAACAATAGTGGAACAAATGCTAATGATGACGCACCAGATAGTTGTGCTATGTTTTGTAGTGAAATTATTGAAGAGAACACACAAGTACAAAAAGCAGAGCCTATGCAAGGCATACGAGAATACTTCTAGTATTCTTTTTTTCTTGACAAAAAGTGCTAAATATTGTATGTTTTTCTATTGTAACAAGGTAATGCAATAGCAAAGGGGTGTTATATGAAGACTTTTGGTAGAACAACAATTTACGCTAACTATACAGAAGAACAACTATTATCTGGCTCTAAAGCAGAACAAAGTGCTAAGGTTTTAGATATATTAAAGAATAGTTTAGGAATACACGATAAAAACAAAGATGAAAGTATGTATTTAATTGCTTATTTATATGGAGACCAAGACATTAAAGATAAAGTTAAATTAACAAGAACTGATATAAACAATAAAAGTGTTGAAAACTGGGCTTATGCTTTTAAAGACTGGAAACAAGCATTTCTAGTTGGTAAGCCAATTCAATATGCTCCATTAAATGACGTAGCAAATAATGAAGTCACTTTGTTAAACAATTATGTAAGTTATGAAAATAAAGACCAATTAGACCAAGACATTTATGAAGACGTGTTTACTGTTGGACGTGGCTTTAGATATGTTGCTGGTAGTCCAGTAACCGAAGATGACGAAGCACCTTTTGATATTAGAAACCTAGACGTTATCAATACAGAAGTTGTATATTCAAGTTCAATTAACCACGAGCAATTACTAGCATTTATAGTAACAAGTAAAATGTATATAGTTCAACAAGTAAACCCACAAACAGGTAAAAAAGAAGATTTACCGAAGAAATATAATGAATATACAGTATATACAAAAAATAAGAGATATAGAATTGATGATAAATTAGGAGATTTAAGAGTAGTTGATACTAAGCCTATAATTGCTAACATTCATCTAATTAGAGAATTATATTTTAACAAAAAGAGAATGAGTTGGTTAGAAATAGGGAAAGATATATTTGATGATATAAATGACGTAGAAAACTTTGATAAAGATGATATAGAAAGTTTTGTTAATGCAATAATGGTATTTACTAATGCAGAAGTTGATAAAGCAAGTATGGACGCTATTAAGGAATATGGTGCTGTATCAATTAAATCAACAGACCAGAAAAAAGCAAGTGTAGAACTTTTACAAAGTAGATTAAAGAGTTTAGATACTCAAATCTATTACTTAAGAAAATTACAAGCATTACATAGCATATTAAGTGTTCCACAAGCAACAAGTAATGGAGACATAAGTAATGCTGAAACTGGTAAGGCTATGTTTACTGGACAAGGTTTCACAAGTTCAAGTGTAAGAGTTGAAACAGAAGAAAAAGCATTTAAGAAATTTGATAGAAATGTATTAAAAGTAATATTAAAAATATGTAAACTATCTAAAGATAGTGGAATTAAAGAACTTAAGGTTAGTGATTTAGACATTAAATTTAGTAGAGACTTAAGTGATAACTTACTTGTTAAGACACAAGCACTTATCAACTTGATGACTGCTAAGATACCACCAGAGATAGCAAATGCAGTAATAGGACTATTTAGTGACCCAGTACAAGTTACTAAATTACAAGAAGAATATATTAAAGAACAACAAGAACTACAACTAGAAATACAAAATAGACAAAATCAAAACACATTTAACAGCAGAGCAAACAACAATATGGAAGATACAACTGAATTAAATGAACAAGGGCAATAGCCCTTATATCGGGAGAGTATTAGACCCCGTTAGGTGCAATTCCTAATCTCCCGACCCCAAATATGGGTCAATAGTGTAAAAGTAGCACAATGGTCTCCAAAACCATTAGTCTTGGTGCAATTCCAAGTTGGCACTACCAAATATAATCTCGTCAGCGTTTTGTTAGTTTCACGATAAAAACTATTCGTTAATAAGGAGGAGATAATATGACAAGAGAGGAAGCAAAAAAAATTTTAGGAGAGGGAGCAACAGAAGAACAAGTTACTAATTTATTAGCCAACTATCACGAAGTTGAGAAGAGTAGAAATAATGAAATAAATTCATTAAAGGCTCAATTAACTCAATATAGTGATTATGATGACTTAAAGAAACAACTTGATGATATTGCAAAAGCGAGTATGACTGAACAAGAAAAACTTGCTAAGGACAAAGAGGAAGTTTCAAAGAAACTACACGAAGCAAATATTATTGTTAACAAGGCTAAAGCAAAAACAATATTAGCAGGGTTAAATGTTAATGATAGTCTTATTGATAGATTAGTAAGTGAAGATGAAACAGAAACTTTAAATTCTATAAATGATTTAAAAACTATGTTAGAACTTCAAAAGGACACTGTTGAAAAAGCAACTAAGGAAAGTTTAGTTACTTCTAACCTTGCACCAGAATTGAGTAATGTGCCTCAAGGGGACGACAAAATGACTTTTGAAAAATTCTCTGTATTAAGTGCAGAAGAACAAGAAAAATTCATTAACGAACACCCACAAGAATTTGAAAACTTATAATAGAAAAGGAGAAAAAAATAATGGACAAATTTAGAGGAAAAATCTTTAATGCTAATGTTTTTGAAAAATACTTAAAAACACTAGAAAGCACTAAAGAAAACAGTTTAATCAACAACGCTCTATTTACTGTTGTTAATAAATACAAATCTAAAATGAGCGAACAAGCAGGTGGTTACTTTGTAACTGAACCAATTAAAGGAAGATTAGGTGGAACACCTGTAAACTATGACGGTAATACAGATATTACTTCAAGTGAAAGAGATACATTCTATCAAACTAAAATCTGCTATGGTAGAGCAAAGGCTTGGGGAGAATATGATTTCACTAGTGAAGTAACTGGAGAAAACTTTATGGCTGAGGCTCAAGAAGTTAAAGAATATTGGGACGAAAGAAGACAAGAAACAGTACTTTCTATCTTAAAAGGTATCTTCTCAATGACTGGTGGTGTTAACGGACAATTCGTTGCAAAACACACTTACGACATTACAGAAGCAGAAAACCCTTATCTAAGTGCTGATACTCTTAACAGAGCAAGTCAAAAAGCATTAGGAGATAAGAAAGCAAAACTAGAAGTTATGTACACTCATAGTGCAGTATCAACTAACTTAGAGGGACTTAACTTAATAGACTTCTTAAAATACACTGATAAAAATGGTATTCAAAGAGATTTAACTATTGGAACATTCAATGGTAGATTAGTTATCGTAGATGACGATATGCCTGTTGAAGAAGTAGAGGGAAGTTTAGGAGATTATGCTAAATATACTTCTTATATATTCAAAAATGGTTTCTTTGAATATGAAAACCTTGGTGTATTAGTTCCTAGTGAACTTGAAAGAAATGCTAAGGAAAAAGGTGGACATACTGACCTAGTTACTAGAATAAGAGAAATGATAGTTCCTACACTAATTTCTTATAAAGCAACTAACAAAGTATCTCCAGCAAATAGTGACTTTGAAACTGGAAGTAACTGGGAACTTGTTAATAACGGAGAAACTGGAGATGACCAAGTATTCGTTGATGACAAACTAATTCCTGTTGCTCGTATAATTTCAAGAGGTTAATTAGAGAGGAGAATGACTTATGGACAATGCACAATTTGAATTATTAACAGAGAGAATACCTTACAAAGAACTTGTTTTTGGTAACTTTGACGTTTACAAAAAGGCTATGACTAGATTACTAGAAGATAGTAAATATGTAGCATTGTCTTTAAGGTTTCCATATCAAGACTATTCAAATATTGAATTACCTAAAAAATATTATAACTGGCAACTTCGTTGTGCCGAAGAAATCTATAAGGGCATTGGAACAGTAGGTATTAAATCTTACGCAGAAAACGGCTTATCTTGGACAAGAGATAGTGGTTACATATCTTACGAACTTCGTGGAGAAATAGAACCTATGGTTGGTGCTATTTTCCCTCCACAAGAAGAGGAAGAAGAAAGTGAGGCAGATACTAATGTTTAATGCCCCTTTTGATACTATAAGTAATGCAAATAAAGAAATGTATATTGCAAGAAAAAAGAGTGTTGAATATGATGACTATAACAACGAAATAGTTAAGTATGATAAACCAGAGTTCTTTGGTATGAGAATGTATCAACCTTTGGTTGGTAATGACTTAGAAGCATATATAAGAACATACGGGGAAACTAATAGCAATATAGTTAGGTGTTTTATAAATAGTTATGAAAGAGGAACTATTAAAACATTTGACTTAGCATACCTATATGGTGCTAACCCTAAAGGAGAACTCGTATATGGAGATAATGCGAATTATAGAGTTAAAACTGTCAAAGAACAAAATACAAAGATAATGATATTATTTGAAGAAATTATAAAGGAGGACTAATTATGGAAATGGTTAAAATAAAAGACATAAAAACTGGTGTTATCAAAGAAGTAAGAAAAAGTCTAGCAAGTGACTATATTGGAACTGGCAGATTTGAATTTCTAAAAGATAACAAGAAGCCTAACAAGTTTACTACACCAAAAGAAGAAGAAAATGAACACAAGCGTTTCAGTTAATGTTGATAGCATAGAAGCGTTAGAGAAATATATAGCAAGAATAAGAAAATATAGAAAAATGCAGACTGATAAGAAATTTCAAGAATATATAAAAAATAAAGTTATGAATACATTATTAGAAACAATGAGAGATAAACTTGTACCCCAAAGAAATGAAAACACTAATAGTGAGTATTTTGATTTATATTGGGAGAGTAACCACATTGAAGATACTATTGACGGTAGAGGCTTTATTTTATATAACGACGCTAAAATACCTGCAAATGTAAATGGAACTCAAAATGTTCCTGAAAATTACCCAGAGGGAATGTTTAGTATAGCACTCGCCTTTGAATATGGGGTTGGAATAGTCGGTATGAATACTGAATATGATGAAACTAAATATTTACCTTGGGAATATAACAAAAAAAATTATAATTTTGGTTGGTATTTACCCGCTGATATTAGTAATTATTACGGCTTATCTAAAAACTTACCTTATGCAGGTTATGAGGGTTATGAAGTTTACCGTTGGACTGCTACCAGAGTGGAAGAAAGACTGCCACAATGGGTTAATTCTTATTTAGAATTGAAAGGAGAATAATATGTACGACAATTTAGACCAAATATATTTTGAATATAAGAAGTTTATTGAAAATAGAAGTAACTATAAGCCTAGAGTAGTTAAATACTATACTAGCACTTCAACATATTTCCCTATAATATCTTGTACTCTAACTAATAATACTGCAACAGACCACTGTACTAACGATAAGATAGAACAGTATGAAGCATATTATTATACTATAAATATCTATGCTAAAGATAAAACAGAGGGTGCAAATGTTAAAGTTGCTTCTCAAGTAATAGTAGATGAGTTAGTGCAATTAACCATTCAGTTCTTTGGGGAAAAGTTAAATATGAAGAAAACTCTTAATCAACCTACCCCTAATGCTGATACAAGCATATTTAGACAGACACTTAGGTATCAATGTTTAATAGGTAATGTAAGAGGAAATATAATAAGACAATAGAAAAGGAGAAATGAAAAATGGACTTTAATAGTATTGAAGACAGAGCCTTAAGTGAACACAGAGGTTCAGGGTTATTTATGAAAAAAGCCAATGGTAAATATTCTTTACTTTTACCAGTAGAGGGAACAGGAGAAAATGGGTCAACACCAGCACAACTTGATAAGACTGCAATAGGTAATAGACAGTCAACAAGTGTTGAGGGAAGACAAGAAAACCCACAAAAAACTTTACCTTTCTTCTTACATAGAGATAATATTAAAATTCTTGAAAGTATCAAAGGAGAAAGTCACGAGTTCTTAAGATTATTACCAGACTTCACTGGTTTCAAATATAGTGGAACAGTAACATATAAAGCAAATAATACAGACGTAGGAAGCCTAGAACAAGGAGAATTAACTATTACACCTACAACTGCTGATGAATATGTTGAAAACTGCTATGACTTAGTAGAAGACACTGCTATAATCACTAACTCAATAAGTGAAGTAGTAGAAGTTACAACTACTGGAGACGGAAATACTGCTGTTCTTAATGTAGTTACTAACCCAGCAGACGCAACTGTATCTGTTTCAAGTGAAACAAGTGCTATCGCAAGTGCTTCTTACACTACTTCAACTGGTGCAGTTACTATAACTGGTGCTAGTGTAGGTTCTACAATAGTTACAATAAAAGTTGAAAAAACTGGTTATGCTTCATTTGAAAGAAGTGTATTTGTAATAGTTAAGTAGTAAAAACTATAAAAAGGGAAGATAGGAGAAGAAAATGAAGAAAAATGAAATAATAGAATTAAACGGAAAAGAATATACTTTAGAGTTAAATAGAGATAGTTTCCTACAAATAGACAAAATTTGTAATATACAAAAGTCAATGGAAATTATTAACAAAGATTTTTACGAATATGTTGAAGAAATAGATGATAACTACAACCCACTTGAAAATGCTATAACGGAAGAAAGTTTAGAAGAAGAAGTGAAATTAAGGGAAAAGACATTAAGAAAACTAGTAGAAAATTCTATGTTTATATGGCTATACCCTAATCACAAACTACCAATAAGCGAAGTAAGGGAATTACTTAAACCGATTATAGAAGATGAAAACCAAGTAGAAGAGTTAGGAAGAAAAGTTGGTTCTTATTTAACACAATGTCTTGAAATGAGACAAAGTTATGTTGAAGAAAGAAAAAACTTGAAAGCCCAAGTCAACAAGAAGTAGAAAACGAAGAAGATATATTAGCCAAATATAATAATTCTTATTATGAATATTTTTGTAATTATCTTTTTCCACAAGCAATAGAGTACGGTATGACAAGCGAAGAGTTTTGGAAAGATGACCCACAATTATTCGTTTCATACCGTACTTCTTTTATAAACAAGAAAAAGCGAGAAATGGAAGAACTTGATTATAAGTGTTGGCTTCAGGGCTTATACATACACGACGGAAATGGTAAGTTATCACTTTCATTAAGACAATTTTTAGGTAATTTAGTAGCGAGTATGTTTAAAGGAAAAAGAGATAATAGTGAAATAGAAACTTACCCAACAAAACCTTATGGAGAACTCAATAAGGAAAAACAACAAAGTAAAGATAAACAAAACAAAAAATATGTTAATTATCAAGAAGACTTTGTTTATTTTGGAACTCTAAAACAAAGATATTTAGATAATTTAAAAAATAAACAAAAGAAAGGAGAATAAATGAATAATCAAACAGATATTAGTTTAAAGTTTAATAACAAGATTACTAACTTGCAAAGTCTTGAAAAGTATGAAAAAAGACTTGAAAGTTTAAGAAAAACAATGCAAGATTTTCCGCAAGGTGTAAATCTTGGAAGTTTTAGTAATGAAGTCGCTAACAATAGTGAAAAAATGGCTAGAGCATTTAATAATATTAAATTTGGTGCAATAGTCATAGCACTTAAAAAGATTTCTAATATAACTGGTAAACTTATTAGTCAAAGTAGTTCGTATCTTGAAAACGTAAACTTATATCAAGTAGCATTTAACGGACTTTATCAAGAAGCAGACCACTTTGTCAACAAGATGAGTGAAATGTATGGTCTTGATGAGAGTTGGGGTACTAGAACAGTTGGTATATTTAGACAACTTGCTAATGCTATGGGACTTGCAAGAGAAGAAGCAGATAATCTTTCTTACTTAATGACACAAATGTCAGTAGATATATCTTCATTATTCAATGTTGACGTAGATAGAGCAAGTCAAATCTTACAAAGTGCTTTAGCGGGACAAACAAGACCTATTCGTAGTGTAACTGGTGCTGATATTACTATGAATACATTACAAACTACATTAGACCAACTAGGAATAGATAGGCAAATAAGTCAATTAAGTTTTGCTGAAAAAAGACTAATTATAATTGTATCTCTAACTAAACAATTAACACAGGCTACTGGAGACTGGGGAAGAACACTAGAAAGTCCAGCAAACCAAACAAGAATACTTAGTGAACAATGGGACAGATTAACTCGTGCCTTTGGTAATGTATTACTTCCTATTGTTGCAAAGATATTGCCTTATATAAATGGTATTTTAATGGCTCTAACAGAAATATTTAATATACTTGCTTCATTGGTTGGCTATAATATGGACGACTTTGATTACTTTACAGGAATAGCAGATAGTGTACTTGACCTTGAAGAGGGGTTGGACGGAGCAGAAGAAAGTACTAAAAAGTTAAAACAAGGTTTAAGGGGCTTTGATAAATTAAATGTTATTTCTACACCTAGTTCAAGTGGCAGTGGTGCTGGTGGCGTAGGTGGTATTAGTGGAGACATTCTAAATGCTTATAGTTTAGCCTATGATGAATATATGAAAAAACTTGATAAGGTTAAAATGAAAGCAACTGAGATAAGAGATAGCATATTAGAATGGTTAGGTTTCACTAAAGAATTAAACCCAATTACTGGTAAAGTGGAATGGAAATATCAAGGTATAAAAACTACATTAAAAAATGTATGGGAATGGTTCAAAAAACTTACACCACTTGGTAAAACTTTAGCAGGAATAATAGCAGGACTATTTAGTGTAAAAACAATAGGTTTAATCACAAAATTTGTAAGTGCATTAGGAAAAACTGGACTTGCAGGAACATTAGGCAATATATTATCTCCAATGAAAAATTTAGGAGAATTTATTACTGGTTTTACAAAAGCCTCTGGAAGTATAGGTACTGGTTTAAGTGCAGGAATAAGTATGTGGTCTCAACAACTTACACTAATGGACAGAATGAAAGTTACATTAGTAGGTACTGGTGGACTAATTGCTTCATTGTCATTGTTAAATAGTACATTTGATGAAATTGCTGAAAGTGGGGAAGCAACTGCTAGTTCAATATTAAAGATAAGTGGTGGAATAGCAGGTGCTACTGCAAGTGGTGCTTTGTTAGGAGCACAATTCGGTCCAATAGGAGCAGGAATTGGTGCTGTTTCTGGCTTATTATTAAGTCTAAGTGAAACAATTATAAATTACCCAAGTGAGATAGATATGACTACTACTGCTATTAAAAATGCTTTAGGACCTCTAAATGAATTTAATGAAAGTCTTGCAAAAGAATATGATGAAATATACAAAAATGCAGAAGCAAATTTAAGTCTTCAAGGTTCTTATAGTTCATTACTTGATGAATTAGAAAATATAGTAGATGAAAATGGAAAAGTTAAATCTGGTTATGAAGATAGAGCACAGTTTATACTAACTACACTAAATAAGGCTTATGGTCTTGAAATTGAAATGATAGACGGTATTATACAAGGCTATAAAGACCAAGTTAAAAATATAAGGAAAGTAATAGACGAAAAGAGAAAACAAATTGCTTTAGAAAGTGCAGAAGAGGCTTACACTATTGCTATAAAATCTAAAGTTGAAACTTATAAAAACTATACAAAAGCAGTTGAAGAAAATAAAACAGCACAAGAAAATGCAAAAGAGGCTTTAGAAAAATATAATAGAGCAGTTTTAGTTGGTGGTATTGAACAAGTTAGGGCTCAACGTATATTAAATGACGCTATGGAACAATTAAATGAAAGTAATGCTACACTTTACGAAACAGAACAAGCATATAATTCAAACGTACAAGCAATAATGACTTATGAGGGACTTTTAAGTGCTAGTACACAAGAAAATGCTGAACTTGTAGAGAAATATATTACTGATATAGAAAACTCTTATTATGACGGTAAAAACTATATTAGATTAACTCAAGAAGAACAAGAACAAGACGCTGTAAAATATTTTACGTCTATAATAACTAAAACAAGAATGAGTGGTAAAGAAATCAATGATGAAGTAATTGCTAGTGCAGAACAAAGATTAAATAGTATCAATAAAAACTTAAGTGATATTACTTCAAGTGTAAAAGGTCCTCTAGGAGATGATATTATTATGGCTTGGCAAGGACTTGCTATTGGAAGTGAAACTAAATTTATGGAAGAATTTGGAAAACTTCCAGCAGACATACAACAAAACGTAGTAGATAAAATGGAAGAAAAAGGTTATAACATTAGTAAAAATCTTCAAGACGGTATAAATCAACAAAACCCAACAATAAAATTTAGTGCTGATATGTCTAGTGCAGAAAGTACAGTTAATAATTTCACTCAAACCAAATCATTGAGTTTCTGGGACAAAATTAAAAGTTTCTTTACTTCTGGAATTGCAGTTGCTTCCCACGCAGACGGTGGTATGCCACCAGTGGGGCAATTATTCATAGCAAATGAACGAGGACCAGAACTTATAGGACAAATAGGTGGTAAGTCATTCGTAGCCAACCAAAATCAAATGTTAGACCTAATAAGAGATGAAATTTCTACTGCAAAAGGTGGTGGCAACTCAACTTACATTATTCAAGTAGGAGATGAAGTAGTTGCAACACACACAATAAATCAAATGGAAAGTATGGCAAGAGCCAATGGTAAGCCATTTGTTATAGGAGGTTAGTATGTATATATTAGCAACAACAACAAAATATAAAGAAGAAACAAGGTATTATTCTAAAAGTGGAGATACATACACATTGTTAGTTGAGGGTACTGATTATAACATAGGAGACACGATTACTGGCACAGTATATGAAGCCTGTGAATATGACAGAATATATCTTAGGGCTTATGGTAGTACTGGAACATACATAGCATTACCATATACAGTAAATGATATAGAAACATTACCAGAAAATGACGTAAGTGCTAATGACGTAGATTTAGACGCTTATACAAATACAGCAGGTTATACAGTAAGAAATAGAGTTAGACACGACGTTCCGTCTTTAGATTTTAATATACCTACTATGAGTGGTAAAGAATTACATTTATTGTTTAATGGTACTACTACTGTATGGTTAGACTGCATATTCTTTTACGAACCTGCTTGGGCTATCGTTACAAAGAAAATGTATAGAAGTGGAACTGTAAAATATCATAGATACTATGTAGATAAGTTAGACCCAGAAAAGAATGTATATCAAAATGTTCAATTTAGTTTAATAGAAGAATAGGAGGAACTATGTACGCAGTAAGTAATGGGTATAAAGATATTATTTATAGTGGAGACACTAGACATAAACTAAAGGTTTTCTTTGGTGCAACAGAATTACAAGACGCAGATTATTACTGTGAAAAATTAACTGTTAAACCTAGAATAATACCAAATGGAAATGTTAGTTTTACATTAGATAACTTTATATCTAAAGAAGCAGAGTTGATATTACATAAAGTAGATTTAGAAGATATAGTTGAACCTATTACAATTTCAATAGGGACATTAGTAAATAATGCTTATGAATATGTCCCTATTGGAATATTCAATATTAGTGATAAACCAACCACTGATAAAGATAAAACAACTATAAAACTTTATGATAATGCTTTGAAATTTGATTTTAACTATAATGGAAAAGATTTAATTGAAGAAAAACAAGCAGGTGGACTAGACGGTGCTACGAGACTTGAAGTGTTACAAGATATTTGTTCACAAGCAGGTGTAACCACTCAAATTAGTTCTTTTTTAGGAAGTACTGAGATAGTTGCAACTTGGGACAATACAATAACTGCAAGAACTTATATATCATTTTTAGCCGAACAAGCAGGGGCTATACCAACAATAGATAGAAGCGGAGAACTTATATTTATTTATCTAAATAATTTAACTACCACAAGAATACCTATTAGCATAGTAGAAAAATATACACTTGCTAAACCATACACGATAGGTAGAGTTATTTATGAAGACGGTACAAGAAAACTTGCTAAACCATTAGATGAAGTACCTTATACTGGAGATATATTATTTATAAATGCTTCAAACCCTTATATTAAGAACCAAGCACATATAGACAGTATATATGACTTAGTAAGTGGTTTTACAATAGATAGTTTAACAACAGGAAAAATCATAGGAAACCCAGCAATAGACCCTTATGATTTAATAGAAATATATAATGACTATTCACAAGATGAAGAGACAATAGCAACAACCCTTGCTACTTATACTCTTGTTTATAATGGTGTAATGATAAGTACTTATGCTACTGAAATAGGAGAACAAGATAGAAAAGAAAATATGTCTCTCAAAAATGTAGATAATAGTGAAGAATTAAAGAGATACGTTAGAAGTTCAATAGATGAAGTAAATGCAACAATAACTTTACAAGCAGGAGAAATAGATAGTTTAAAAGAAAGGACAACTTCTGTTGAAACTGGTATAGAGGGTATCAATGGAGAAATAGTAGATATTCAAGAAGACCAAGCAAATTTAAGAAATGAATTTGAAATAACTGCTCAAGGTATTCAAAGTGCCTTAACTAAAAGTGGTAATAATATCATAATGGGTACTGAACTTTATGATGATAGCCAATGGGGTTGGGCTGAATATGGTGCTATGTATGAGGGTGCAACTGCTCCAGACCCTAGTGTATATGATTATTGGTACAATACAACAAATGATATTGTTTATGAAAGCATAAATGATAGTGAATGGGTAGCAACAACATTAAAAAGAAAAGACGTTACTAATCAGTATAGATTTAATAGAATGACTATTATTGAAAATGAATTTACTTCAAATAATTTTATGACTAAAAGGGCTATACAATTTAATGGTGGAGATAATACAACAATAAGACCAACAACAATAGACAACACTAAAGACTATTTAACATTTAGTTGTAAAGTTCAAAATAATTTAACTGCTGGTTATTTTAGATTAGAATTTTTTGAACAAAATTATTTGAACCCTACTTATGATAACTCTGGTGCTTATACATTATTTTTTGCAAAAAACTTCTTTGCTGGAGACCATAGTTCTTTACAAGAATTTAAGTTTACAGTACCTATCATAACTCAAAAAGATTTAGTAAATTGTATTGCTTCTCCAACTGCTCCAAGCAGTCCTGATGAGGGAGATTTTTGGTTAAAATTAGACCAAAGCGATTATAATTTAAAAGTTTATAAAGACGGAGAATGGGTAAATGATAGAACAGAAGATAGTAAGCCTATAAGAATATTATATGCTACTAACACAAATACATATTACCACCCAAGTATTGGTAGTCTTTCTTATGAAACAACTAGTGATGATGAATTTTATTATTCAGCAGTTAGTAGTGATTATGTTTATCAAGACGCTAATGTAAGGACTATATCTGCACATTTAGTTGTTACAAACAATACTAATCAACCAGATGAACTAATAGGTAACTTTATTATGGGAGACGTTAAAATTGAATATGGTAAAGTTGCTACCGAGTGGAGCAGTAACATAAATGAAATATATGGTAAAAACTATAAAATGGACGACAGAGGTTTTGAAATTAAATCAGGAAACTATAAAATGTTTATAGATGAAGATGAAATAACTGGTTATTATCAAGACCAAAGAGTATTCCAACTAAATAAATATGTTACTTATTCACAAGTTGGACAATTTGTAGAAACTAACCAAGACGGGTTAATTACAAAAAAATTATCAAATAATATGTATGTTAGGTACATAGAATAGGAGGAAATATGGCAAATGTGAATAATAGAAAAGTATTTGACGTTGCTATGTCTGGTAACAGTAATTACCATTTAAAATTAACTGTTACTGAAACAAGTTATGATAGTACTACAAATAAGAGTGCAGGTACTTGGACATTAGAATTATATTATTTATCTACACCAAGTATTCCGTCATATAACTTGATTACAAGTACTGCAAGAGTAACTCTTAATGGTGTTGACAGATTTAATGGTAGAGTTAATTTTGACTTTAGAAATTATGTTAGTCCACAAACTTTATGTACTGGTTCTTTTAGTGACGTAGAACATAATGCTGACGGAACTAAAACAATGAGTGTTTACACTTATTTTGATAGTGACGTAACTATGACAACAGGCACTATAAATGACACTATGGCATTGACTACAATACCTAGAGCAAGTGTGTTTAATGGTGCTTTACAAGTATATACTTTGTTACCAAATAGTGATAATAACAAAGTATCAATAAACTATTCTAAATATGTAGATAGTTATACCGATAAAATAGTTATAACACTTTCTAATAGTACTACAATAACAAAGACAATAGATAGTAACAAAAATGTATATTTTACTACTAGCGAATTAAATACTATGTTTAATACATTAACTGCTAGTTCCACTTCTGTTAGTGGTACTGTAACATTACAAACTTATAATGGACAAACATTAGTAACAGGTGGAGATAGTACACCAATTTGGTGGTATTTAGCAGAAACAAGTGATACAAAACCAACAATAACTGGTAGTGTTAGTGTTAGTGAATTAAATACAACTGTAAATAATTTAACTGGCGGTACAAAATTTATTAAAGGGTATTCAAATGCAAGAGTAACTTTTAGTGGTAGTGCAACAGGAAAATACAATGCAACTATATCAAGATATGTATTAAATGATAGTATAACAATGAGTGCTATTAGTGGTGGTGCTAGATATGATTACTCTAATTTAGACACTTCTGCATTTAATGTAGTCGCAGTAGATAGTCGTGGTTTTAAGAGTACTACAAAGTCTGCAAATGTAATACTAATAACAGATTATACAGTACCTACAATTAGTAACATTGTTATTGAAAGACAAGGTGGTGTAGGAACAGCAGTAACACTAGCATTTAAAGGTAGGGCTTGGAATGGAAACTTTAGCACAAGCGGTAATGCCAATACATTAACAGGTTTCTATTATAGAGTTAAACAAGCAAGTAGTAGTACTTGGGGTAGTTGGTCTGCTAATAAAATTAGTGAACTTAATAATCACAAAACTGGTACAATAGACAATTTTACTATTAGTGGTATGCCATTATATGCAAATACTACTTCAACTGGCTTTACATTAGGAACTAAATATGATATTCAGTTTTATATTAAAGACGGTAGAAGTACAAGTTATATGTTTAATTCAAGTGAATATTATAATGGACAAGTTACAGACGGTAAAGTATTAGACGGTTATTATAAATCAAGTACTGGTTATAAAATTGGTTTGAATGGACTACCAGATACTTCAAAAGATGATGGAGCACAAGTTTTTGGAAAGTTATATTTGAATGGTACAGAAATGTCTACTGACGTTCCACCTAAAAGCCACGCAAGTAATACTAGTACTTATGGACTAGGTACAACGAGTAACTATGGACATTGTAGAGTAATAAATGGCTTGACTGATAGCAATTATGCCGACGGTAGGGCGTTATCGGCTTATCAAGGTAGATTACTAAAAGATTTAATTGATACTTTAACGCCTGTAACAGTTTATGACAATACAACAGGAATACAAAGTAAAAATTACATTACCATTGATAATATAACTCAATATAAGAGATTACAAATAACATTTACAGCATACGCAGGAGACGGAAGTAACCAAGGTGGTACTGGAAATACTATATGGCTTGATTTGACAAGACCTATTACACAAACTACTTATAAATATTGTAGGTGTGGTGTAGTAATACCATATTGTAGCGACCACTTTGACGTTTCTTCTCCAAGCATAGGTCAGGACTTTAGGGCTTTATTTGAAGCAAGTTTAACAAACGGTAGATTATATTGTTTATTTGCTTATGGTACTGGAGTTCAAGTAAATTCATTATACGTAATGACTAAAGTAGTTGGTTATAAATATTAGGAGGTAATATGATTTCATTTATATTTGGTTTCATTATTGGAGGCTTAGCAGGAATAATAATAATTGCAATTTTACAAAGTAATAAGGAGGAATAATTTATGAATGTAGAATTATTAAAACAAGTAGGAACAGTAGCAGTAGCAGGTAGTATTTTTACCACTACTGCTATGCAACAAATAAAAAGTGGAATAAACTTTAAAAAGAGTAAAATATTAGTATGGGTTAGTTTAGTGGTTTCAATGCTACTAGGAACAGCATTTGCACTATGTTTTAGTGATTTAAGTATTATATATTCACTATGGGCAGGTTTTACAACTTGGTTAGGTGCAGAAGCAATATATACTGCCTTAGAAGATAAAATATTTAAACCATATAGTAAAATGCAAGAAGATAAAAAAACTAAAGCAGTAGTTCTTGAAAGAGAGGAGAATAAATAATGATATTTAAGTTTCCGTTAGATTATATTGGAATTACTCAAACATTTAGTTCTTCACATAGAGGCGTAGATTTAGGTTGGCATAATTATCAAGGAGAACCAGTATATGCCTCAGCAGACGGTGTAGTTTACTCAACTAAAGATTATGACACTAGTGGAACTAGTTGGGGTAATTTTGTTAAATTAGACCACGGTAACGGGTGGTACACTTTATATGCTCATTTAAGAGACGGACTACAAGTTTCAAATGGTCAACAAGTAAAACAAGGAGATTTGCTTGGTTATATGGGAAATACAGGTCATTCTTACGGTACACACTTACATTATGAAGTTTACCAAGGTGGTGCAGATACAAGTTGTAGAATAGACCCATTAACTGTTACTTATGTATTTAACGGACAACAAGTAAGTGACGGTTCTAAAAATATGGTTTTATATTATAATCAAGATTTACCAGAAGTTGGTACTTGGTTTATAGTTAATGACCCAGAGGGTTTATGGCTACTTGATGAAAATGGTAATCATATAAGAGCATACGAACAAGGAACAGACATTATTTATCAAGGTTTAGGTTATTATAGATATGGCTATCAATACTATTATGTAAAAGTAAATGGAGACGGTGCATTAGGCTATATGGCAAAAGATTATTTAAGTCTTAAATACCCTGAGCCAGAACCTCAACCAACACCTACACCTGAACCAGAACCAATGCCAGAACCTATTGATGACAAAGATAAACAAATTGAAGAACTTAACAATAAAATTGCTCTACTTGAAAAGCAAAGAGATGAGTTAATACACGCTTTAACTTATTCAAAGTTTGAGTACAAAATAGATGAACCAAACTATTATAAAATCTCAATGTATCAAGATGAAACACTATGTATTAAATTTCCAAAAGATACTGAATTTGAAATGCAACTTGACAAGGGAAGTGTGGTTAAAGTAAAATAATATTGGGTACTTAATAGTACCTATGCAGGGCACACCTACCTTTCATTTGAACACCTATTTAAGGTGTTCTTTTTTGTCTTGACAATGTATTCGTTTGGAGATAAAATGGAACTACATAGAGATAGGAGGTGTGTAAATCAATGGGAAACCAAGAGATAATATTGAAGTTTCAAAAGCACGTAGATAGTAATAACCGTATAGTTATTCCTGACGCTGTTGTTAAGGCTTTAGGTAATGATTTTTACTTAGAGTACTACAAAGATAAAGTTATCTTAATACCAATTAAAAAGGAGAACTAAATATGCACGAAAAGAGGTATTATTGGTTAAAACTTGAGGAAAATTATTTTGATTTAAAAGTTTCTCGTGCATTAAGAAAACTACCTAGTGGCGCGGAAATGTTAATTTGTTACTTAAAAATGCAATTAAAATACCTTAGTACTGGTGGTTTAATTGAATATAATGGTATTTATGAAACGCTTGAAGAAGAAATAGCGCTAGACATAGATGAAGACCTTAAAATAGTACAAATGACTATGAAAATATTAAAGACTTGGCACGTTATTGAAATAGTTGAAAATAATAGTGCTTATATAGTTGAAATGCAAGGAAGAATAGGTAGTAAAACCGATAGTGCATTAAGGGTTCAAAAGTTTAGAGAAAAACAAAAAATGTTACAACCCCCAAAGAAAGAGGCTAAATCTAATGCTTTGAGGCAAAAACAATTTAGAGCAAAAGAATATTGTGGCAAAAATGCTATTCCATATATTGAAGATTACATAAATAATAAAAGATATAATGGTAATTATTATTTAGTTCTTAAAAGAGATGAGTTACAATGCAAAATATGTCATAGTAAAGATAATTTATGCGTACACCATATTGACGGTTATGACGAAACAAAACCACAAAACAACAATGAAAATAAAATGATTACATTATGTAGGAAATGTCATAGCAATATTCACAATAGTAACATTGAAATAAGTGAAAATACGCTAGAAAGTATTGATTATTATGAAGAAAGCAACGATAGTAACGAATTTTGTAACAACAGTGTAACAAAATGTAACCCAATAAAAGATATAGATATAGAGATAGAGAAAGATATAGAGAAAGATAATATAATATATATTCCTCAAAAAAACGATTTTGAAAATGAGTTTGAAGAATTGTGGAAGATTTACCCTAACAAGCAAGGAAAGAAAAATGCTTTAACAAAATACATTAAAGCAAGAAAAGACGGAACTACTTATGAAGAAGTAGTTGAGGGTTTAAAAAAATATTTAGTTTATTGTTTACAAAACAAAGACTGGTATAAACCTAAAAATGGAGAAACTTGGTTTAATAAACAAAGTTGGAATGATGAATTAACAATTAAAACAAATGATACTAAAAGTTTAGCAGACCTTGGTCTATTAGATTTTAGTAAGTTTAAATAGAAAGAGAAGTGATTAAAATGGAATTAACTAAATTAGAAGATAAAAAAAGAGAGTTTATAAATACTATTGGTTATTTAGGAACTATATACAATAAAACATTTACTGAAAAAGAATTAGAAGTTTGGTACGATATGTTAAAAGACTACCCTGACGAAGTTTTAGTAAAAGTTATTAAAGAGATAGGCAAAACTGAACAATTTATGCCTACTATTGCTACTATTATTTCAAAGTGTAAAGAGTATAAACCTTTAGATAGATTTGAAGTATTAGAAATTATGAGAGCCAACAATTACTTTAAAACTGCTGACGAGTATATGAAAGCAAAACATTGGCTTGAAACAGGTGTTATACCACAATGGTTTAAAGACGAGATTACCAAAACTTATAACACAATTCTTGAAGATAATGGACATTATATTTCAACTGAACAAAATAATACTACTCAAATTTTACTAGAGGAGAATATATATGACGACTAAAAGTGAATTATTAAAAGCAAGAAGTAAATATTTTCAAACTAGTAACGACTTATCTATTTTACAGTTTGGAACTAATATTTCTACTGAAAAGAGTTTTGAAATAAAAAAACAACAGCAAGAAGCATACGACAAATATGACTTTATGAGAAAACTTAACAAAGCCTATGATAAATCAAAAGAAGAAAAGCAAGAAGAAACAGACTTTGAAGACTGCTTTATTTGTCAAAATTGTAGAGAAATGTACCCAATAGAAGATATGGGGACTAGTGAACTTGCTATGCAAGACCAAATATGTAAGTATTGTATGGAGGAGGGAGATTATGGACGATAAAGAATTAAATGAACTGATAGTTGTTAAGCAACTTCCTGAAATAACACAGCAATTACAACTTATTAGCGACGAAATAGACAAAGAAATAGAATACGCTTTAAGTTTAGACTGCACTGAGGAAAGTAAGAGTGAAGTTAAAAAGGCTCGAGCAAGACTAAATAACATAAATAAAACTTTAGATGAAAAGAGAAAAGAAGTTAAGAGGGCAATTTTAAGCCCATATGAGGCTTTTGAAGAGATTTATGATAATTTAGTCAAGAACAAACTAAACGAGGCTGATAACACCCTTAAAACGCGCGTAGAGGCTATTGAGAATGAACAGTTAAATTCTAAAAGAGATAATTTGATAGGTTTTGCAGTAGAATATTTTAAAAAATATAATATTCCTGCTTATGTAACCTTTAGTGATATTGGACTTAATATTACGCTATCTGCTAGTGAAAAATCTCTAAAAGAACAAATAGTTAATTTTTGTGAAAAAATAGATAATGACTTGCAACTTATTAGACTTGAAGAAAATGGTATTGAGATAGAAAATGAATACTCAATAAATGGTTTTGATTATGCTAAAGCAAAACTAACTGTTATTGATAGACATAAAAAGTTAGAAGAATTAGCAAAAGTCAAACAAGAATTAGACAACAAGAAAGAACAAGAAGAAAAAATAGTTGAACAAGTGGAAGAAATAATAGCACCAGTTGAACTTGAAGAACAACTAAATGAAGATATTAAGTTTGACGAAAGACTAGAATGTACTTTTACTGTATGGGCAACTAAAGAAGAATTAAAACAAATAAGAGAAATGTTAATGAAAATGGGACTTAAGTTCCAATAGGAGGAGATTAAAATGATAAAAATTGAAACTAATTATGAAGATGAAACTGATAGTTTTACTTGGAACTATGAATGTGAACATAGCCACACTATGGAACATTTAGCAGTGGTTCAAAATCTATGTGAAACAATAATGAAAAATGATACAGCATTTGATAGTTATAAAAAAATATTAAAGTTTGTTGAAAAAATGGCAAAGGCTATTGAAAAGAAAGAGGAAATATCAAATGAATAATGAGATAGTACAAAGTAAACCAAAGTTTAGTGCAGTTATTAGTAGTGACAACTACAAGAGAATGATAAATAATACTTTAGGAGACCCTGAAAGAGCAAAAAGATTTGTTGCTAGTATTACAAGTGCAGTAGCAACTAACCCTGCTTTACAAGAATGTGAACCTGCTACAATAGTTAGTGGTGCTTTACTTGGAGAAGCATTAAATCTATCTCCTAGCCCACAATTAGGTTTATTTTACTTAGTACCTTACAAAAATAGTAAAAAAGGAACAACAGAAGCCCAGTTCACACTTGGTTACAAGGGGTACATTCAGTTAGCCATTAGAAGTGGACAATACAAAGATATAGACGTCATAGAAGTTAAAGAGGGAGAATTTAAAGGTAGAGATAAACAAACAGGTAAATTAAAGTTTGAATTTATTGAAGATGAAGTATTAAGACTTACTAAACCTACTATTGGGTATTTAGGTTATTTTGAACTTTTAAATGGTTTTTATAAACAAGTTTATATGTCAAAAGAAGAAATGGAAATACACGCTAATACTTATTCAAAAGCATTTAATTTAGAAGACTATAAGAAACTACAAGCAGGACAAATTCCTGAAAAAGATTTATGGAAATATAGTAGTTTTTGGTATAAAGATTTTTCAACTATGGCATTTAAAACAGTATTAAGAAGACTTATCAGTAAATATGGAATAATGAGTATTGAAATGCAAGACGCTTATGCTAAAGATATGGCTGTTATGAAAGAAGACGGAACATACGATTATGTAGATAGTCCAGAAGATAATAGTGTAGTAATGGAAGCAAAAGTTGAAGAAAACCCTAAGAAAGAAGATAAAACAAGTAAGAAAGTAAATCTTACTGATATTGAAGAATAATGAAAAAGAAAATATTTGCAGTAGCAGACTGTCATAACTGTTTTAAAGACTTAATTGAGGCATTAAATAAAGCAGGTTATGATGAAGAAAACCCAGAACATTTACTAATTACATTAGGCGATATGTTTGATAGAAATGGTAATGGTGGAGGTTCTCTTGCTATGTATCAATATTTGAAAAGGTTAAGTGATGAGGGTAAAGCAATAGTTTTAAGAGGAAATCATACTTCTTTCTTTGAAAGATACTTAAATGGTAATACATTAAGTCCATTTAATTACTTTAATAATGGAACTGATGAAACTTATGCAGATTTTCTTTTAGAAACTAACCCTTTTGGCACTTGGTGTGTATTTAATGATATAAGTTACCCTACACAAGGAGATTTTGTTAAATGGCTTGATTATGCAAATGATTATATTAAAACAACATACCCTGAGTTATTAGACTGGTTGAAAGAAAGACCATACTATTTTGAAACACCAAATTATATCTTTACTCACGCAAGTATAGATACTAATTGTGAAGACTGGCATAACCCAACTAAAATCTATCATAACTTTACTGACTGGGAAGCCTGTACTTGGGACGACGGTAGTTTTTGGAGAGTAGCAACTGCTAAACTTCCAAAGAAAATTGTTATAGGTCATTTTCATACAAGACAATTAAGGCGTATGTATAATATTAAAACTAAAGGAGATATAGATACAACACTTATTAGAGAAGATGATAAAATAATAGCATTGGACGGTTGTACTAATTTAACACATAAAGTTAATGTGTTTATAGTGGAGGAAGAAGTTGATTTGTAATACTGTATCAAGTAGTTCAAAAGGAAATTGCATAATAATAAATGACTATCTAATGCTAGACTGTGGTGTTAGTTACAAGAAACTAGAACAAGTAATAGATAAAGTAAAAATTATATTTATTTCACACGAACACAAAGACCATTTAAACCCCACAACGATTAAAAAGATATGCTATGAGAAACCAAATATAAAGTTTCTCGTAGGTAAATATCTAGTACCTAAGTTAGTAAAATTAGGTGTAGACAAACTAAGTATAATAACATTTGATTTGGACAAGTGGTACACCATAGGAATATTTAATGCTAAAATGCAATATTTATTTCACGACGTACCTAACAACTGTTTGCACGTGGAATTTCAAAATGGAGAAAAGTTATTTTATGCCGTTGATACTGCTAAGATAGACCATATTGAAGCAAAAAATTATAATTTATATTTAATTGAGGGTAATTATTCAACTGATGAAGAATTACAAGAAGAAATAGTAGAAGCAAAACTAAATGGAAAATTTACTCATTTAGAGAGAGTATTGACTACTCATTTAAGTCAAGTACAAGCCCTTAACTGGCTTGATAAAAATAAGGGTGTAGATAGCAAATACATACTAATACACCAACACAAGGAGGAAAAATGAGACTTTTTTATAAAAAATTATACAAAATAGAGTTGGAAAATAGGAAAAAATATGAAAAAAGATATAAAGAAATTAAAAAATTTAATGAAGAATTACAAAAATCAACTGGTTTTGCTGAATTAAACAAGAAACTAAATGATACTTTACAAGATTTGCAAGATTATAAAGTTAGTCACACTGCACTTGCTATTGAACTTGAAGATACACAAGGTTTTTTAAGACAAGAAAGACAAGCCAAAGAAGAATTGTTAAAGCAAAGAACAGAGTTAAAAAAACAAATCACTGCTTTAAAGAAGCAATTAAAGGAGGCTAAAAATGGAAAATAAGAAGTACTATACAAATAGTGCAGGAGAAAATGTAGAAATATCAACACTTGAGACAACACATTTGACTAATGCCTTAGCAAAGAAATATAGAGAGTTGTTTGAAAGTACAAACAAAGAAGAATACTCTAAAAGATTAAATGAAATAAATGACTTAAAAGAAGACCTTTATGGAAGATTTAACACATTTTATGAGAAGTTAGGTCAAGCAGAAGAGGTAGAAAATGGAAAATAATGAAGAAATAAGTGGAATAACTTATAAGATACAACCAAATAAACAATATAGACTTTGGAGAAAAGACTATAATGGAAGAACTTTTTATAACATAGAAGTAAGACAAAAGAATTATGACGGGACTACAAGCAAATGGTATAGACCTATAACATTTAAAAATGGTGTAGATTTGCCTAATGGTGTAGATATTATTATAAAGGGTGGTATTGAAAACTTGAGAAACAATAAACTAGACCCTTATAACCCAATTACTGCTATTATGGTTACCGATTTTGAAACTAAAGAAAGCCAAGAAATATTAGAACAACAAGCGTATGATGAATTTAGAGATAATTTGGCTGAAATAGAAAATGAAGAAGTGCCATTTTAGATATTTGAAAGGAGGTGTAAGAATATGGTAGAAACACTAAAAGAAATATTCTTAATAACATTATACATATCTGCAATTTTCGTTTTATTATATATGGTAGTAGGACTTATCTTACAACCATATAGAAGAAAAAAACAAATAGAAAATCAAAAAGAAAATGCTAAACTATTTTGTGAAGCATTAAATGATATTGCAGATAAGTGTGTAGAAGAATTAGAAAAAGAAAATAAAAAAGAAACACCAAAGAAAAAGACTACTAAAAAAACTAAAAAAGAGGAGAAGTAATGAATTACGAAGAAGAAGCAAAATTAGTAAAAAGAATACTAATAATTGGGGGAATAGTCTTATTTGCTTTAATAACTCTATTTAGTAGTTTTAAAACTATTAAGAGCGGGGAAGTAGGACTTAAGGTTAGATTTGGTAAAATAGTTAACACTAAGTTAAACGAGGGTTTTAATTTCAAAATACCTTACATTGAAAAAATAGTTAAAGTTAATATCAAAGTTCAAAAGGCTGAGTTAACTACTGAAAGTTCAACTAAAGATATGCAAATAGTTAATACTGCTATTGCTGTGAATTATAGAGTAGATAGTGCTAAAGCAGATAATCTATACAGACAAGTAGGAAATGATTATCAAGTAGTAGTGCTTGAACCTGCTATTAAAGAAAGTATAAAAAGTGCTATTGCTAAATATAATGCAGAAGAAATTACAACTAAAAGAGCAGAGGTTTCTACTGAATGTTTAAAAACTATTCAAGAGAAAGCAAAAAAATATGGCATTATAATTGAAGATTTTAACTTAACTAACATTGAGTTTAGTAAAGAATACACTAATGCTATTGAAAAGAAACAAGTAGCAGAGCAAGAACTTGCTAAAGCAAAACTTGAAAGTGAAAGAAAAATAATTGAAGCAGAAGCAACAAGAAAATCAAACGAATTATTAAATGCTACACTTACTGACGAAAACTTAACTAAACAATTTATAGAAAAATGGAACGGTCAACTACCAAGCACTTATGCAGGTGGCGACATTAAAAGCCTTTTTAATATAAATTAAGAGAACTCACTTGAGTTCTTTTTTAATTTTCTCAAAAAACTTTAAAATATATGCTTGACATATACATAGATATATGATATACTTAAATCACTTAAAGCAAATGAGGAGGTTTGAAAATGAGTTTTAAGGAAATACAAGACGAGGTTATATCTAAGTATAGAATAACTATCGTAGAGAATAGTAAATGCTATTCAAGAACCCACATACACGTCAAACAAAGAAAGATATGTAAGTGGAAACAAGCAAGTAGTATTCAGTCAACATTCACATTATTTCACGAAATAGGACACGCTGAAAACAACAATAGTAAAATGCGTAGGTGTGAAGAAGAATACTATGCAACGGTATGGGCTATTGATAAATGTAAAGAATATGGTTTAAAAATACCACAAAGCATTATTGATAACTACCAAAGATACATTTATAGAGAATTAGCAAGAGGACATAGACACCGTGGAAATAATTACCCTACAAGAGAAGAAATGAGGCTAGAGGGTGCAAGAGTACCCCTAACCTAAAGAGGTGTGAGAATGAAAGAATTAACCAAGACAGAGAGTGCTTTGACACTCTCTACCCTACAAGGGTATGAAGAAAGTTTTATAGACTACCTAGACGTGGACAATTTAACATTAACTACTTACAAGGTGGGTATTGAAAACTTCATAAACTATTTAAAAGAAAACAACATTAGTTTTCCAACAAGAGAAGATATAATTTCTTATAGAAATCATTTAAGAGAAACTTACCAAGACAACACAGTCAATTCTTATATGACTTCATTAAGAAGACTATTTAAGTACTTAAGTCTTAAAAGACTATATGAAGATTTAACTATTGATATTAAAGGTGCTAGGCACACTAGTACACCAAAAAAGCAAGTTCTAACGCAACAACAAGCAAGTGAGATATACAAAGGTCTTACCGATAAGCGTGAGAGGGCTTTGTATTCACTACTTATAAGTACAGGGCTTAGAGGTGTAGAGGTGGCTAGAGCAAAACTTGAAGACATTAAAGTACACAACGGAGAAATAGTCTTATGGGTACAATGTAAGAAGAGAAGTTCAAAAAATGAATATGTTAAGTTAGATAAGCAAGTCTTACAAGACATAATGAATTATGTAGGAGATAGGCAAGAGGGCTACATATTTGTATCAACTAGTAATAACAACAAAGGGCAAGGGGTGTCTATTAAGACTATAAGAAGAGAAATAAATAAGATATTTGAAAGGTTTGGTGTTAAGAGTGACACAATTAGTCTTCATAGCACTAGAAGAACCTTTGCAACAATAAGTTATAACAATGGTGTTGATTTGAAAGATATACAAGATATACTACACCACGCAAGTCTTACGACAACACAAAGATATATAAATAGTGCTATAAGAGATAACAACAACGGAGAAAACATAGTAGCAAATGTAATTTTGAGGGGAGGTGCATAATATGGAAGAAAAACAGACTATTACAACAATTAAAGGAACAACATACACAAGAAGAAAGAAACCAAAGGAATTAGATACTTATATTTTTGTTAGATTATCAAAAGAAATGAAAGATAAACTAGATAGTATTGTTAGTAAAAAGAATACAACAGTTGCCAAGATAAGCAGAGATTTTTTTGAAAAATATATAGAGGAGAATGAATAATGAGAGAAGATTTAATAAATAAATTACTTAATGAGTTTGACAAAGATAAAGAACTTATTAAAAAGAACTTATTACTCGCTATGGACAAAATATTACTTGAAACAAATAATGAATATGAAAAGATAAGATTAACCATAGAAATAACAAAAAATGAGAAATAAGTATTCAAAAGAGTTTGAAGAAACAATGAAAGAACTTGCCCCAACAACCACACTAAGTAAATTATTATGGTATGCTTACTCACAATTTGGCTATGAAATAAGTAAAGAACAACTAAGACAATATCTATCTAAAAGAAAAATAAGGTATAAAGATTATGATAAGAACAGAGTTAGGAAAATGGGTAAAAGATACCCAATAGGTAGTGAATATATTAAACCTGACGGTATGACACTAATTAAAGTAGCACCTAACAAATGGAAATATAAACAAAGACTAATATATGAGCAATACCACAATGTTAAATTAACAAGTGATGACTACATAATCTTTTTAGACCAAGATAGAAATAACTTTAATATTGATAATTTAGCGAGAGTAAGTAGACGTGAAAGTTCTATTATTGCAAATATGAAGAAAAATAAAGAAAAGGAAGTGAAAAAAATGAATATATGGGAAAAAATGAGAAGAAAAAAGGGTTTAACTAGAGTTGAAATAGCAAGAGAAATGGGTATTAGTGAAGAAAAAGTAAAGGAAGTGGAAAATAATATGAGAGAAATGCCTACAAAAGAAGTTGATAAATATATCAAAAATATACATAATATGAATAATGGAGAAAGGGAAATCACAATAGCACAAGCAAGAAGTTGGTATGAAATAACTGACTTTAAGAGTTTAATGAAAGAGTTTGGTTTTGCAAATCAAAGAGAAGTAGCCAAAACAATAGGTGTTGACCCAAGTTCAATTAGTGTTTGGTTTAATAAAAAGAAAGGTAGTCACGAAATAGGTACTAATTCACTATTAAAGTTATATTATTTCTTTAATGATGAGTTTAATAAAAAACTGCCAACTGAAAAAGTAAAAACACCAACTAAAAGAGAGACTATGATAAAATGGTGGAAAGGTTTTGATTTAAAGAAAGCAATAGCAACTATGGGTGTTAAAAATCAAAAAGACTTTTCTAGGAAATATAATTTTCCACAAAGTGCTGTAAGTGACTGGTCTAACAAAAAGGCAACACCACAAATTGATAACTTAACTAGATTATATGAAATCTTTAATGGTAAAGAAGAAACAAAAGTTGAAGAACCTATCAATGTTAGTTCTTCAATAGTAGAACCTGTTAGTATTGAAGACCCAGTATTTACACCTAGTGATTTTAACAACATTGTATATGATAATTACTATCAATACATACCTGAAAGCGAAGAACCTATCTATGTAGAACAACCAAAAGAAGATAAAGACATTTATACAAGCACATTAAATGGTACAATAGAAATGTTAGAAAACGAAAACAAGAAGTTAAGACAACAAATCGCTAGATATGAAACACTAATAGATTTACTTATAAATAAAGAAAAATAATTATTCTTGATTAAATATAGCAATTATGCTATATTTTTTTATTGTAAAGAGGGTGTTATAGATATGGAACTAGAATTTCTTGATGATTTAGATATTGATTTAGAGTTTCCAAGGGGAGACCAATTCCCTGTTTCCTTTAAAGTAAAAGACAAGGTCGGGGACTATTTAGAAGAAAATGACATAAATGATATTGTTGTCACTTGTAGAAAGTACCCAAGTGAAGAAAGTGAAGTCTTATTTCAAAAGAAATTAGGAGAAGATATTGAATATGTAGAAGATAACTGGACTTTCTTTATACTCAATGAAGACACAAAAGATTTAGAATGTGGTATATATGGGTATGAAATCAAGTTATTTGTAGGAGATATAATTAAAACTTTTACAGGACATATAGATATTAAAGATGAATATACAGGAGAACTAGAATAGAAACTAGAACACTCTTAATGTTATGTGATAAAAGGAGGAAAAAGAATGGAATATTACCATAACGATAAGTCAAAAATAATTGACGGAATTAAAGCAAAAGGGGTAAGTGTGGACTATGATATTACTATGCAAGAAATACCAGAAAAAATAGGAGAAATAACAGAAGTAGATTTACAAGAAAAGGAAGTAGAAATAACTGAAAATGGAACAACAACAGTAGAACCTGATGAAGACCACAATGGCTTAACAAGTGTTGAAATAACTGTTAATGTACCACAAGGAGATTATTTTAAAGATAATGAAAATGTCCCTGTTGGAAATGACGGTAGCCACGCAGTTTACAATTCTTCAAATATTGCAGTAAAATATATAAAAGAACTTCCTGATAATTTGCCTGTTGGCACAAGTTTGTACAATGCTTTTTCAGGAATGGAAGAACTTACTAAAGCACCAGTATTATTGAATACTTCTAGTGTTACTAATGCTCAAGGTGCATTTAGAAATTGTAAAAAATTAACAGATACCAGTGCTATGGAAAATTATGATTTAAGTAGTGTAACAGATACACGTTTTATGTTTGAGGGTTGCACTAGTTTAAAAGTATTACCTGCATTAAATACAGGTAATGTAGTTGACGGCTATGGTATGTTTACGGGTTGTTCTTCTCTTGAAACAATAGGTTTGATAGATTTTGGTTCATTGGCAAAAACAGGACCAGTAAGTTATCAAAGTTTAATGCCAAGTCCTTGTGTTTTTAAAGATGTAGCAGGTTTTAAAGATTTGGGAAAAGGTTTTGATACAAGTATTAGCGAACACGACGGAGCATATCAACTATTGATTAACTCAACAGTAATAACTCGTCAAAGTATGTTAAACATAATCAACAATGTATATGATATTGCAACAAAAGGTGTAGCAAGACAATACATTACCTTTAACAGAGCAGTACAAAATCAAATTACTGCTGAAGAAATTGCAGTTGCTACTGCTAAAGGTTGGGACGTTCGTTTCTCTTAAGAAACTAGAACTTGTAAAAGTTCTTATTCTTTGATAAAATGAATATGACCTATGGTGTCACACATAGGTTATGCGAAATGCTTTTTTTCTGTGCCGAGAAAGAAAGAAACTAGAACTCTATGTTGTACTAGAGTTCTTTTATTTTATAATAATATATTGAGAAACTAGAACTCTATGGTATAATTAAAATACAAAGGAGGAATATATATGGCTTCTACAACTGCTGAGAAAAAAGCCAGTAGAAAGAAATATGCTACTGACAAGAATTATAGAGAAAAGAAAATTGCTAAAGAGACTGCTAAGCATAAAAACAACAAACCAAAATATGCAAAAGAAATGAGAGAATACTATGACGACAACGAAAAATATAGAAAGTACAAAAGAAAGTATGCCAAAGAATATCGCCGTAGAGAACCAGTAAAATCTAAAGCAAGAAAAGACAGGTAGTTAATTCTACCTGTTTTTTAATTCTTTCAATGTATCATTTAAAATTGCAAAACAAGTTGTCATTTCCGTTCTTGTTCTTTCGTCCTTTGACATTTTCATCTCTTGCTTTATTGACTTTAAACAAAATTCAATATCTTCTACTGCTTTCTCAATTTTTTTGTTATATTTTTCAGTTTTCTTTGCATTTTCAACCTGTTTTTCATAATCTTCAAGTTTTTCATAGTAAATAAAATTACCCATTTTCAAACCTCCTCTCTTTGCTTTTTGATATATTATACCACATTTAAGACCATTTTAAAGACCATAGAGAAACATTTTAAAAAAGTGGTATATTCTATCACTTTTTTGTTTTTTTCTTTACTATACGCCTTTAAATCAATTCTAACACGTCATAAGAGTTAATATAGTATGCTTTTTTGCAACGAAAATATAAAAATAGTATAAATATACTAGAAACTAGAAAAGTGTCTTAAAATGTCTAAAAACACCCTTAAAATTGATATAAAGAAAAAGACTAGATTTTACTAGTCTTCATATTCTTCTTGATAGATTTGTATATATTCGTCTAAATTATAGCAATTCAATAATTCTTCAAGTGTATTTTGCTCTTTAGGTACACCATACATAAGTGCTAAAACACCATAATTTTTATTTTGCAAGTATAATTCATAATTTTCTTCGTCTTCAAAAATATAAATTAAATAGTTGTTATATTCATATTCGTTCACTTGATAAACTTTTAATAGTTTAATGTCTTTTAATTCTTTCATAATACCCCCTAACTTATCAATATACCTTTACCATTTAATTTTTCGTTTGCATAGTCTTCGTTAATCATTTCTACAAAGTATTGTGTATCTTCGCTTTTGTCGTTTGTATCAAGTAAGTTAATACACCACCCTGTATGTATGCCGTTTAATTCGTCGTCTTTACCTAAATAAATAGGTAGGTCGTCAATTTCTTCAAGTGTCATACCACTTGCTTTTAATTTTTGCACTAAAATTGTAATATCTTTTACTTTTAATTGTTCCATTATTCTTCACTCTCACTTTCTAAATCACACATAACGTCGTTATAATGGTCTAATAAATATTGTATATTATATTTATCAAAACAACCAAAAGCATATAACATTGTGTCTAATAATTCTATAATGTCCTCGTTGCCAAGTTGTTCTTCTACGTCCTCGCTTTTTAATTCTTTTGTACTAAATAATCTTTGCACTTTATCTTGTTTAATCTTATATGTAGTCATTGAACTATCAACTATATAACAATAATTTTCTTTCATTTTTACACCACCTTAATTTAATAAACTTTCTAATTCTTTTTTATCGTTTTTAATTTCTTTGTCTATCATATCAACTATTTCAGTGCCATAATATACAAAGTCTAATAAAGCGTTTATTGTATATTCGCTTAAAAATGTAACACTTTTTCCGTTAATATATTCTTCGCCTGTTCCGTCTTTCCAATTTATGTAGTTTACTAATTCTTCTAGCATATCTTTAATTCCACTACAATAAATAACTACATTTCCGTTATAGTAATATTTGAAACCGCAACTAGCAAATCTTGAACTAGTAGGGTAATATTTAGACATAATGTTAATGCTAATTTCCCTTTTGTTCTTTCTTTCCTTAATCTTTTCATATAAAGCACTCGCTTTATTATATAATTTTTTCTTTTCTTCAAATGTTAAAACCATTTTATTCCACCTCTTTCTTAAATTGTTTGTTTAAATAATATCTTATAGTACTACTTAAACACTCGTTTAATTCATTATCTTCTAACATTGAACTAATAATGTCGTTATATTCTCCGTCAGTTATTTTAGTTAATCTTTTTTTAAAATCTTCGTCTTCAAACTCGTCGTTAATTATATTTTCTATTTGAAAATCTATTTCAGTTTTATATGCTTTTTCTATATCAGTTTTCATAAATACACCTCTTTCTTTTAGAAACTAGAACTTAATAGTCTTTAACTATATTTTTTATTCGTTCCAATTCCTCTATTATTTCATTTTCTAAATCTTCTAAACCCTTTTTATCTAAACTTTCTATGTATGCTATTTCTCCATAACTTATATTTCTTTCTTCTTTAATATTCATTAAAGTATCATATAAGTTTTCTAAATACATTATATATTCTTGCTTTTCTTGTTTGCTCATTTAAAACACCTCTTTCTTAATATCTACTTTCTACTCTAAAGTCTTTTTCGTCTTTATCATAGTAAACTCTTATAGAACAACCGCTCCAATAACCCTGACTATTCAAGCATATTTCTAATTGCTTTTTGATTTGTTCTTTTGTGCCAAAAACAAACTCGTCATAATTGTCCATAATTGCTAAAAATCTTTCTAACATTTTTTTATTTACTTTTATCATTTTTCTTCCCTCCTATACTAGAAACTAGAACTCATATACGCTTATGTATGTATGTTTGAACTCTTATATATGAGAAACTAGAACTCTTATGCGTTTTTAATCAGTTGTTTGCAAGTAATAACTTAATTCGTCGCCTTTTAGGTTGTTTAATGCCCACTCATTACTCTTTTCAAATAACTCTTGATATAAAATACTTAAATTCTTTTGCTCTATGTCATAAAAGTACCACATTTTCCAATTAAGTATCATAACCAATTCAGTAAGATATTCATAATCGCTTTTCCATTCTTTAAACGCCCTGTTGAATGTTTCTTTTATTGCTTTTTCTCCAAAATGTTCCGCTATTGTAAAATCTTGCCAAAATGTAGTGAATGGTCTATAACCTGTCATTTCCACAAACCCTTGCACTTTTCAAACCTCCTTTTCAATGCCCCAATTTTGCTTTGAGTGATACCATTGTAGCACCATTAAAAATATTTGTCAATACATATATTGTAAAAAGTTGCAAGTTGTATATGCTCCAAATTGCTCGTACAAAAAATCGTTGCAAAGGTTGTATATAATAATGTATGTACACACGCGTATATACGCACGCACGCACCTACACGCACACGCGCACACGCCTACACGGGCACACACACGAGCACGCGCGTACACGCACACAGGCACACAGGCACGCACACGCGCGGGCGGGCATACACACACACGAGCACAGGCACACGCGTACACACACAGGAGCACACACAGGAGCGCGCACAGGCGCGTTCTTATTTATTTTTGCAAAAAATGTTTGACATTACATTTATTTTTTGGTAATATAGTACACGTCAAGCACGCAAAGGAGGTTTGACAAGATTACAAAAAACGCAAAGGAGGTTTGAAAAATTATGAAAAAATGTGTTATTTGTAACAAAAAAATAAAAGAGGGAGAGGAGGCAAAAACATTATTCAATGACAAGCAAGTACATACAACTTGCTTTACTGAAAAAAGAAACTTGTTTTCATACGATTTTTACAACGGGGAATTGTTAGGACTTAAAGGCGATATGTACGAGTTAGGTTTTGACTACTATACTACAAGCGAGGAAAAATACAACGCTTGCGATATTTTTAGAGACTACCACCAAAGAGACATTGACATTCAATATTTGAAAGCAACCGACGAAGAGACCGACGAACATACAAGGTACATAGGTTTTGAGTTAGAAACCGAGTGGGGGAGAATATCAAGCACCGAAAAAGAAAAAGTGTTACACTATATAAGAAAACAATGGAGACACTTGAAACTTGTGTTTGAATATGACGGCTCTTTAAATAATGGCATTGAGTTTATATCACAACCAATGACACAAGCATACTACGAGGAACACAAACAAGACATAACCGATTTACTTAACTACATACAAGAGCAAGGCGGAAAAAGTCACGACGGCGGAGCGTGCGGACTACATTTTCACGTATCAAGAGACGCACTAGGAGAAACCAAAGAAGAGCAAGAGGCATTGATTAACAAGTTGTTATTATTTATTGAATACTACAAAGAGCAAGTGAAAGCATTTTCAAGGCGTGAACGTTGGAATTATTGTAGAATATTGAGTGATAGTTACTCACTACCAAACGAAAAGTACTACAAGAGCGAGGAGGTACTAGGAGCAATTAAGGAGCACGGAAGCACAGGCGGACACGGGACAGCACTAAACACAGCAAACGAGCACACGATAGAATTTAGGTTCATTCGTGGTACACTTAACCCGCAAACATTTTTTGCTAGTTTCTATTTCGTTAACAATATCATAGACGTTTTTAATACTTATTATTTGAATAGTAAAAAGTTAACATTTGATAACACAATAAAACTAGGCGGACACATTGAATTGATAGAGTACACAAAGAGCAAGGGCATATACAACGACACGCCATTACATAGTGAGACATACAACATTAAAAGAGAATTGAAAAACAAAGAGCAAGTTATTATGACTTATAGAAAAGACAACCAAACAAAGGCACACGAGATATACAAACAAGTACAAACATTAAACGCAAAGTACACAAGAGCATTTTTAAAGACACCAAACGACACAAGCACGAGAGACGCTTTTCAAACAATAGCAAGTATGATAGAACGTTTGGGAGATTATACATACATACTAACACCAAAGAAAATGGACTTACTAACACTTATCAATACAACTGAAAGCACCGAGACAAGAGACACAAAAAACTTTATTGACGGACTATTAAATATCATTGACTATTCAAGTTTTACAAACACCGAGGACGGGGCACAATTTAAACAACTATTAAAAGACTATATGACACAATTAAACGAGAGGGGGCAAGAGTAATGAACGATAAAATAATAGCAGTTATACAAGACTACCAAAAGACGATACAAAAGCGACTTATAGCAACATATAAAGAGTTAGAAACCGCGGACGATTACAAAGTAAATATGTTATGCAATAGCGTTGAAAGATACAAAAGCGACTTGAAAAGATATGACGATATTATTATACAATTAAAGAACAAAAACACCGATATAAGTTATATCATTAACTACTTAACAAAAGGCGCAACGCAAATGAAAAGCGAGCACTTTAGGAAGAGATTAAGAGACATAAGAAAAGGGGGCGAGTAAAATGTGTATTATAATAGCGAAACCAAAGGGCGCGAAACTACCAAGCAAAGAGATATTAAAAACTTGTTTTAATAACAACCCCGACGGGGCGGGCATAATGTTTGCACTTAATAAACAAGTACATATACACAAAGGTTTTATGACATACGACGAATTATTAAAGGGACTAAACAAGATTAAAAAACAATGTAAAAGCGATTTGACCGACAAAAGCATAGTGATACATTTTAGAATAGGAACACACGGAGCGAACGACCAAGCAACGACGCACCCGTTCCCTATCACAAGCAATTATGACGACTTAAGGAAAACCAAAGTCACAAGCGGACTAGGACTAGCACACAACGGCATAATCAGTACATACTATTATGATAAAATATTAAGTGACACACAGGCGTTCGTAAAAGACTTTTTAGCACCTATCAAAAGAGTTTACAAAGACTTTTACAAAGACACCGAGTACAAAAAAATGATATTAAGAGTTGGGGGGCATAGCAAGTTTGCTATTCTTAACAACGACGACCAATTATACATACTAGGCGAGTTTGAAAAACAAGACGGCGTGTACTATTCAAACGGGACATACAAAGACATATACAGGTACGCGAGTTTGTGGGACTATGACGGGGGGACATATTCAAGTTATACATACACAAACGACCCCAAGCAAACAAACAAACATTACATTTGGAACAATGGCAAGTGGACTATTAAGGAGGACTAACAACCAATGATTAAATTATTCATAATTTGCATAGTGATTATTAAGGGCTTTTTGGACGGCTCAGGATACAAAAAATAAGACAAGGACGGGAAACATTAACCCGTCTTTTATTATGGCTTATAAGGGCTTATAAATATAATACTAGTATGTGATTAAGTATATATTATAGTATGTTATAATACGTGCTAACAGTTGGCACGCTTTTTAAGGGCATTTTAAGGCTATTACAGGGCATTTTATACCATTTTAGTATATTTATATAAAAACACTTAAAACACGCTATAAACACCCTTAAAACGCTTTTAAAGGGCATATATAGTATATATAGTATGTGTTATGTGTTCTTATTATAGTATGTGATAATAAATAGTATGTATTTTCTTTCTAAATATCTAGTATGTGTTTTAGTATGTTATAAGGGAGCGTTTGGAGAGTAATTATCTTTTGAAAATTGAAAGCATAAAGAAAACCAAAAAAGAGATGCGAAAAAGACACCTAAAAAGACACAGGAGCAAACACCAAATTCCAACCAAACAACCAACGGGCAATATTAAACAATAAAGGACATTAACCCCTATACCAACCCCCCTATATTTTTTTAAAATCAGGGCGAATTACCCCCTCACAAAACTCTAACCAATTTTTTACTGGGTATGGTATAATGGAGAGGGAGGAGAGAGAAATGAAAGAAATAAAGAGATTAAGAATAGAGTTAGATAAAAATGATGAGAACAAAGTACAGGGGTACAGAGCAAAGAACCTAGAATGTGAGTTAGCAATGAAAATTAACGAAATAATAGATTATATAGAAGTAAAGGAATTATTAGGAAGAGTAAAAGAAAACCCAGAGCACGATTTTTTATTAAGCCATAACCAAACAGAGAAATTATTAGGTTATATAAGAGATTTAGAAGAAGAAAACAAGGTATTAAGGGAAATGTTTGAGAATAGAATAGACCACATAACTAATTTAGAAGAAAAAGGAGAGTAGAAACTCTCTTTTTTTGGTATAATAGAGGTAGAAGAATAGACTAGGAGGGCAAAATGAGAGAAGTTACAAGAAATATGATAAGAATATACTGTTTGAATAAACTTAAGTATGATTTTATGGGGTATGAGTTTAGTGATAATAGGGAATTAAGTTTTCATCACTTAATAATAGCGAAAAAGGACTGTAAGGGAATGGAAAGAAAGGGTTTTGAGATATGGAATGGAGCGATATTAGTGCAAGACAGGGCACACGAGTACCTGCATAAGATAGAGTGCTACGATAGGGAGCGATTTGAGGCTATCACAAAGGAAATGATAGATGAGAATGTGAAAAGGCACTTAGATATGGAGAATATAAGGGTAATAGATGACATATTGAGGTCATTTGAGGGAGAATACCTAGGTGTAAGGGCAAGAAATGGGAATGAGATAATAAAAGAGGAATATTTACACAGGTTGCTTTTAAAAAGATAAAGTGATACAATTAAGTTGACCCGAAAGGGTTATCATTTGATATGGTGTTTGTTTTTTTAATGTTTGTCTAAAAGAATTGTAATAAGCACCAATATAATTATAAATGCTATCTTTTATAGGTAGTGTACTAATGATATACAGTAAGTCTTTTGTTTGAGTTCTCGAGATGAAGAATAGAGCAATATATCATTAGTACAGTGCTTATAATAGGCACTAAGGACTTACCAGAAAGAAAGGAGATGAAATTACCTCTCCCTATTCTAAAAACTGGTAAGTTTTTTTGTGGTATAATGAGAGAGGGAGGAACAAATGAAAGAGTTTAATGAAATAACAGAAGACTTAATAAAGCATTTAGAAGCAAAAGAATGTAAAAACATAGAAGAAGAGTTTGCAAAAACTAAAGTAATGTATTTTATCTATAAATGTTTAGAGAGTGAAGAGAAGTGTGACGAGATAAATGCTTTGTTAGATAGAGAAGAGAATAAAAGGAGACTAAAAAGGAATGATAAAGGAGCAAATCAATAGAATATACATAAGGACGAGATTAAGATATATAATGGCAGACTGTTTTATAACAGATGAACTAGTAAAGGAAGTAAGGCAAATGCTAGAAGAGTGTTATAAAGCAGGGGAAGAGGACGCAAGGAGGGTCTTAAAAAAGCAAAATGATAGAGAACGATAAGGAGCATAATAGTCAATTTTTAGTAGGTTGTAATACTGACTGGAACTTGAACCACGAATTTATATGTTGGCTTAACTATTGGCTTAAGGAATATAAGAAGAATACAACAGGAATGATAGATATAACGTATCATAAATTTATGTATAAGAGTAAACAATGGACACAAGAAGAGATAATAGATAGGCTAATAGAATTAACGGAATATGTAAATGTAAATTATTATGAATATGATAAAGAAAAGGAGATAGAACAGGCAGTAAATGAGATATTTAACTTATTTCATTTAGTATTTTGGGCTATGTGGTGGTAAAAATGAAAAGAATGAGACTTGTAAGTCACTATACAAACTATGGTTGTGGAGAATTATGGAATGGAAGTAGTCCTGTTAAGTGCGTATGTGATGACTTAATAATGGGAAATAAGAGAGAGGGTAAGCAAGTGGCTCTTCTTATAGAACCAAAACCTATACAACCAAGTGTATATGAGTATATGCTTACACATTATGATGAATATGAGTATGTTTTTACGCACGATAGTCAATTATTAGCCGTTTTACCTAATGCAAAGCCAATATTATGGGGAAATGTGTGGTGTAGAAGTGAGAACCCTAAGAAAACTAAACTAATAAGTATGACTTCAAGTGATAAAGCCTTATGTGACCTACATAAAGAGAGAATGAGAATAGCAAGGAAATATAAAGATAAGATAGATATATTTGGAACTATTGACGGAGGAGAATGGTGTGACCCAATAGATACAGTAGAACCATATATGTATAGTGTAGTAATAGAAAATCATATAGATAATATATGGTTCACTGAGAAACTACTTAATTGCTTTGCAACAAAGACAATACCTATCTATTATGGTGCTAGAGATATAGGGAAGTATTTTAATGAAGACGGCATTATCGTTTGCAAAAGTATAAAAGAGGTTGAGTGTTGTATAGACAGAATAACAAAGCACCCTATTCCTAGTAAAGTGAGATATGATTTATATAATGAGGCAGGAATATTAGATGAAAACTATGAATTATCAAAAAAATATGAAAAGTTTGATGAGTGGTTCTATAAGACTTATGAAAAAGAGATAGGAGAGTTATTTGAGTAATGGCAACTTCGTATAAATACTTTAAAGAAGATATAAAAGACTATTTAAAGCAAAACTTTGATGAAAATGCTACTATTTTAGACGTAGGTGCTGGTTGTGGCACTTATTATGACTTACTACACAAGCACTTCAAAAATATGGACGCAGTAGAGGTTTTTAAACCAAATATTGAGAATTATGAGTTAGAAAGCAAATATGATAATGTCTATAACACTAATATAAAAGATTTTAAGTATGATTATTATGATATAATCATATTTGGAGATATAATTGAACACCTAGATATAAAAGAGGCTCAGGAAGTCTTAAAATATGCTTATGATAGGTGTAAAGAAATGATAGTGGCAGTTCCTTATATGTTTGTTCAAGATGAGTGCTATGGAAATATCTATGAAATACATAAACAACCTGATTTAACAAAAGAAAACGTATTAGAAAGATACCCTATGCTTGAATTACTGTATGGTAATGAATTATATGGGTATTATGTAAAGAGGAGATAATTATGTTTTTTAAAAGAAAAAAAGAATTAAAGGTGTCTGTAATAATACCAGTTTATAATCAACAAGATTTAGTAATAAGGTGTTTAGATAGTGTCCCAAAGAGAAAAGATATAGAGATTATAGTAATAAATGACGGGTCAACAGATAATACAATACTTTCATTACAAAAATATCAAGATGAAGTATATGAAAACTTGAAAATTATTACTTATGACAAGAATAAAGGCGTATCTTATGCGAGAAATCAAGGCTTAAAAGTAGCAAAAGGAGAATATATCTTAATGCTTGATAGTGATGACTATATATTTTCTAACGAATTTGAAAGAATAATGGACAAATACCTTAAAGGTAGAGATATGATTTATTACAATATGGAAGATAATAATAAAAATGTTTATACTTGTAATGAGCAAAATTATACTTGTAGGTGGGGTATGTTTAAGTTTATTAGAAGAGATTTTATCAAGAAATTAAGATTTAGAGTAGGCAAACAATATGCAGAAGATAAAGAGTTTACTATGAAACTTTTAGATAGAGACCCTAGATTAACATTTACTGGGCTAACAATGTATCATTACAATTACCCTAGAAGTGGTAGTTTGAGTGCTATTGGAGAAAATAGGGGTTAGAAAGGTTGACAATACCATTTAGTAGTGATATTATGTAATTAGTCAAACCTATGGAAAGGAGAAATAAACGAGCATAACAGCAAACATTTTCACTCAAACTGAAAATTTGGTAAATTAAGCGTTAGATTTTGGTTCTAAAAAGCAATTTAGTCCGTTGTATTCGGGGGAAATAACTTAAGGAAATAGACATTACAGCAAAAGATACTTAGGTATGCAAGACTAATTCAAAGTTTAGGCAATATGGTTCGAACCCATAAAATTGTCTGTTGTCCCCTTAAGTAACCAGAAGCGGTTTTACTGCAAATAATTGCAACAACCTGCTAAGTTGATTATAACCGCTGACAAAAATAAGAAGTAATACGAAACACACGTACAGCAAGTAAACTTTTGATGATAGTATTTCATATCAACCTATAATACTTTTTTATTCATAATACTGAACACAAGGTTACCTCCTTTATTTCAGTAATAAATCGCTAATAACGCCGTGTGTTGACTTTCCATAGGAAGAGGCTAATAGCCTCTTTTTGCATTGAAAGGAGAGATAAAGATGAATGAATTAGAAAAATTATTTAATGTAAAAAAGACTGAAAATGGTGACATATCATATAAGTCAACTGGTAATAACCTGTTAGACATATTGTTTATGACTTCATTTTTTGAAAAACATTTAGAGGAAGTAAATATAGGAGATAGTGAAAAAGAAAAGTTGTTTGCTAAGTTTATAAGAGACCCTAGATTTGGTCTTGGTAGAAGAGACTTAGGTAGGAAACTTATGAAACAAGCAAAAGTGCCTTTCTATGACATAGCACTTGCTGGTAGATATGATGACTTATGGCATATACCAACAACTGAAAATCTTAATTACATAAGAACCAAGGCTATGCAAGGAGACCAACTTGCAAAAAAATGGTTACCTAGGTTAAATTCTAAAGACAAGAAATATGCAAAGGCTTTATGTAAAGTATGGGAAATAAGTGAACAAGAGTATAGAAAACTAATTAAATGTGAAAGTACTGTTGAATATAAACTTTCTTATGCAGTTGAAAATAATGATAAAACTACTTTAGATGAATTATTTAAAGAAAGTACATATAAGCACCCATTAGTAGATACAATTAACTTTGAACAAGTACCAAGTCTTGCTATGATTAAATATGCTAATGCTTTTGCTACAAGAGAAGATACAAAAGAAAGATATGCAAAATATTTAGATGAAGTAAAGGCTGGTAAAAAAGAACTTAAAATATCTACAACAAATGTATATGATATTTACAAAAACAGAGACAAAATAGACGCTGACTTATTCTTTGATAAGTTAGAAAAGATAGAAATTAACTGCTTGCCTATTCTTGATACAAGTGGTTCAATGTTTGATACTAATGATAGTATTGGTAAAGCAATATCTATTGCACATTACTTATCAAAATGTTCTACATATTGTAATGGACAACTTATAGGCTTTTCAAGTAACCCAAGTTTAATTACAATTACAGACCAAGACTGTTGTTATGATACAAACTGGGGAACTAGGCGTAGAACACGTCCTATATTTGGGACTTCTAACAAGTATTCAAGAGAACTAAACTCTATGTACACAGGCGACTGTGCTAATACTGATTTTGGTAAAGTAATGAAGTTATTAGAGGGTCTAGGAAACTTGCCTGAATACTTAGTTGTATTAAGTGATATGGAATTTGACTATGGCTCTAATCAAAGTAAAAAAACACTACAAAAGTTATGGGAAGAAAAAGGCTATACTACTAAAATAGTATGGTGGAACTTCAACTCAAGAAATAAAACTGTTCCTGAGACTGATGAAATGGGTAATATCTACATAAGTGGTTATAGTCCTATGCTTCTTAAGTTCTTAGAGACAGGCTTTAATGGAGAAAAGTTCTTGAATAAACTTTTAATGGAATATGAAAAGAAACTTTACAATTTATAATTGTAGAGTTATAATAAAATTATCAAAGGTAGCACACTTCCACCTTTGATATTGGTTAAATCTTTTTTCAAAACAACTCGGGTTACCTTTATAGGTAACCTAGAGTAGATAATGTTATTGTTGTGCGTATGGTGTGGCACTTATCTATTCTAGGGTACTTATGAAGTATCAGTAGTCATTGGAATATCTCAAACACACTACTATAACAAGTAGTGTGCTGATTACGAGTATCTAGGTTAGATATTTGTAGTTGGCACAGTACTTGTTACTTGTAGCAGGTACTTCTTCCCCCAATTTAATTCTTTCAAGAGGGAAGACACATTCAACATTGGGCACACCTCGTGCTCTTTTTTATTGCACTAATGTATAAAATATGCTATATTTCTAATCATAAGGAAATAGAGGTATAGATATGTTGGAAAAAATTATAGGAATAGTAGTGCAATTTGTTATTACTGGAGCATTAGGCTATGCAGTTGCAAGTGCAAAAGCATATAGAGATAAATTGAAGAAAAAGGAAGAAAACGAACAATTACAAAATAGTGCTTTACTAACTTTGTTGCAGGCTCAACTAACTAATATTTACTTTGAATATGCAGAAAAACAAGAGATAAGTGATTATATCTATAAAAACTGGCTAAATATGTTTAAAATCTATAAAGCATTAGGTGGTAATGATTATATTGATGAGTTAAAACATAAAATGGACAGTTGGAAGATAGTTAAAACTGGAATATTACTTGACAAATAGATAAAAAGTAGTAATATATTGCCTCATTGTGTCAAAGGGGGTAATATGAAAACAATACAATATACTTATAATTATGAACCTGAAATGTATAAATATATTCTTGCTTCTAATATTTTGAACAAAAAGAAGTGTGAAGATAAGATATTTAAGCATTTAGTTAGTGGTTATAGTTGTCAAGAAATAAGTAAAAAGGTTCATTATAGCGAGAGAACTATTCAAAACAGAAGAAAGAATATATATTTTAAGACTAAAAAATATATGATTTAGTCTTTTTTTTATGCAAAAATAACACATTTTTTACACAAAAAGTTACGCAAAAGTTACGCAAAATTGCATTTTTCTTGCCTTTACAGACAATTATTTTATGCTATGATACGCCAAAAAGAGGGAAAATATGCAAGAAAAATTAAAAATCAAAGAGATTTATGATGATTTTTTAAGGAATGTATCTCTAACAGAAGAACAAATCAAGATATTAAATATGTGGTTAAATAAAGATAGCATAGTAAAAATAAGTAGTGAAGTATGTATGAGTGAGCGTTCAGTAGGGTATGAAATTAGAAAAATAAAAGATTTATATGATAATTACTATAAAGTAGTTATGTCTAAAGCATATTTATTGCTATAAGGTTGCATTAGAGCAACCTTTTTTAGTGTGAAAATGAGAGTGTCAATACAAGAATAGTGTTGATAAGAAAGGAGACATTAAAATTGAGTTTAAAACACCAATAACTTATGTCTCCATTTTTTATAGGAGGAAATATGTATAATAACCCATATTATAGTCCACAAATTAGTATAGATAGAATAAATAACCAAATTGCTGAACTAGAAAAAATGAAGCAACAAATACCACCTATGCCACAACCCCAACCAACAAATCTTACACAAAATTTTCAACTAGCACCTAATAATAATGCTATTAGGTATGCTAGTTCTTTAGAAGAAGTGCAAAAAGATATGGTTATAGGAGATACACCCTATTTTAGTAAAGATATGAGTGTGTTATGGGTTAAAAACACAAAAGGAGAAATAAAATCTTATGAACTAAAGGAGATAGTCCAAAAAGATGAAAAAGACCTTAAAATTGACTTCTTAATGGCTCAAATAGATGAGTTAAAGAAAGGAATTAAGTATGCAGAACCAACTGATGACAATGTTAGTGAACCAAGTGAAAATAAGAAACCCACAAATGTTTCAAATGATAGAACAAGCAAGAAAAAATAATGGAAACCCTATGGACTTATTCAAACAAATAACAAATGGTTATACCCCTGAACAATTAAATAATTTATTTAATAAAGCAAAACAAATGGGAATACCAGAGGAATATATAAACCAAGTTAAAGACGGTATTAACACTAAAAGTGTTGATATAGAAAATATTAAGAAAGGAGAATAAAAGATGAATGGAAGTAATGGAATAATACCAACAGTTGATTTAGCAACAAATAATACTTACCCATATATGTATGGTGGTTATGGTAACAATGGTTTCTTTGGTGGAGACGGCATTTGGGCACTTTTACTTTTGGCTTTAATCTGGAATGGTAATGGCTTCGGTGGTTTTGGTAATAATGGCTTTAATAATCTAGCAACTACTGATTTTGTAAGTTCACAATTTACTCAAAACACATTACAAGATTTATCTACTCAGTTGTGTAGTGGTTTTGCAAATACTAATAGTAACATTTCTAATGGTTTTGCAGACCTAAATAGTAACCTATGTAATGTTAGAAGTGATATTCTAACAGGAAATATGGGACTACAAAATGCAATATTAGATAGTAAGTATGCTAATGCCATTGGAGATAGCAACACTCAAAGAGATATTCTAATTCAAACTACTCAATTAGAAAATCAATTATCAAATGTTGCACTAAGTAATCAAGCACACATAGATAGTTGTTGCTGTGAAATTAAGGCTCAAGGACTTGAAAATACACAAAGAATACTTGACGCTATAAACACTAATACTATTGCAGACCTTAGGGAAAAATTAAATGAAGCCCAAACAGAAATTTCTAATAGAAACATTGAAAGTTCTATTATTAACTCTGTTAGACCTTACCCTACACCTGCTTGGTTAGTAAGTTCCCCTTACCAAAGTATATATAGCCCTTATGGAAATATATATGGTAATGGGTTCTATGGAACTACTGTAATTTAATAGCAAAATGTCTTATGACAAACTCAATATGAGAACTTGCTAATATGGGAATAGGCAAGTCCTATTCCTTTTTAATTTAAGAAAGGAGAAATTATGATACAAGCATTACAAATTGCACCACAAATATTAACAAGCAATACTGATGATATAAATTTTACTACAATAGATTTAAGAACGAGCAGTGCTAGTTGTAACGGCTGGTTACAATACAATAATGGTTCAAATAACTTCACTATTATAGGTGGAGGTGTCTTTGAAATAGATTTTAATGCAAATGTTACTTCCGCTACAACAGGTCAAGTGGCATTAGCAATAAAGTCAAATGGAAATGATATTGAGGGAACAGAAGTTGATAGTGTTGTTGCTACTGCTAACGAATATAACAACGTTTCTTTTACTAAGGTAATAAGAACTTGCCCTAGAACTAATACTACATTTAGTGTAGGTTCATTAGCAACTATTGGAGGCGTTACACCAAGCGTAACTACTGTTGTTCCTACTATAAAGGACTGTAATTTAATTATTCGTAGAATTGCTTAATGAATAATAGTATTAACAATTTGTCTTTGGTGTTACAAGCATTAAGCCTTGAAATACTGTTTAAAGATTATAACAATAGTGACTTAATGAATGAATTACAGCACCAAAATAGTGATTATTTGGAAAAAATAATTAAACAAAATGAAGAAATTATTGAACTTTTAAAGAAAGGAGAAAACAATGGAAGATAAACTGCTACAACAAGTTGATGAAAAGATAAAAGAGATAATGGAAGAAGATATTAACTCTAATAACTTAGAATATTTATATAAACTAAGTAAAATAAAACATATAACAAAGGAGGACAAAATGAACTACGGAAATTATGGAGAATATGGTAGAAGAGCAGGTTATGATAGTTATGGAGAACATTATGGTAGAGATAACTATGGAAGAAGAGGCTATGACGCCAAATATCGTGGACACGACCATTTAGACAGAATGTATGAAAACTATGGAAGATATATGGACGGTAAAACTAGATATGGAAACACTCAAGATACTATGAAAAGTCTAAAATATATGCTTGAAAGTATGGAAGACTTTGCACGTATGTTAAAAGAAGACGCACAAAGTCAAGAAGAAGTAGAAATGATTAGACAAACTGCTCAAAGAATAGCACAAATGTAATGTTTAAATTTTATAATGCAAATGCAGTCAATAGATATACTGATGACTGTGTTATAAGGTCTATTTCTTGTGCTACCAATAGGTCTTGGGACTATGTTTATGATTATTTAAGTGATTTAGCACAATATGAGGGCACTTTGCTAGACCAACGAGACTTTGTAAGAAATTATTTAGACCGAACTTACCAAAGACTTCCTATCACTAGTGGAACGGTAGGTTATGTGTCTTACTTATACCCTAATTCTATTTTACTTATTACTATGAATGGTCATATCACTTGTAGTAAATATGGTATCATATATGATACATTTGACTGCCGTGATAGAAAGGTTGAAAATGTTTGGCTAGTTTGTTGACATTAAATACTAATCGTGGTATTATGAATACACAAACGATTTTTCAAACCTCAATTTTGCTGAATATATCGTTTAATAAAAAGGACTGTTAATTCAGTCCTTTTTGTTTTGGTGTAATAATTATTTCTACTCTTGGGTTTTCTCTATCTATTTCCATAGAACAACCGTCTAAAGAAGCAATTATACTATAATTATCATCTTCTATTATGCTATATTTAACTAAAATATCTTGTATAGCCTCAATATAATTAGCAATATCACGTCTTCTAGCGTCATTTACATAGAAATTACATTGTAGATTAACTGGAAAGTTAATATTTTGTGCTAATTTAGGCATATATTTTTTACATTCTTTCTCATATTCAGTGTATTTTTTATTTTGAATAACCATTCTATGACCAGTCTTTTTATTAAAAACTATCTCTTGACTGTTCTTTTTTGAACGTGGAACGACTGGAATTATTATTTTGAGCATTTTTTTCTCTC